CATCTGGAATCGTCAGCGTTCGGTGCTAGTGAATCTGATGACCTACAATGTGACGAACTTGATCGAGAATGTTCGTTACCCTGTAGAGGAAGATTTCCAAGAAGCATCGGAGTTCGGTGAGCCGACCGGTATCCGTCTGGGGCCCGCGTTCCAGCATGGATATGACTTCAAGTGGTGGGATTTGGCAATCCGTTACACCTGGATGTTCTTGGCAGAAACCTCTTCGGAGCAGCTTGCTGCCCTTAACAACCAGGCACTTGAAGCAGACAATCGTCTGATGTTTACTCGGGTATTCCGCCGTATTTTCAATAGCACCACAAATACAGCTACCATTGATGGGAACTCATACAATGTGTATCCCTTCTACAATGGTGATACCATGGTTCCTCCTAAGTGGAAGAACATTGTCCACACTACAGGTCATAACCACTATCTCGAGAGTGGTGGTGCTACTGTAGATGCTGGAGATGTTCAGGCCATGGAGGATCACCTTCGTCATCATGGTTATAGCTTGGCAAATGGGTATCAACTTCTCCTCTTGGTTAATCGCCAAGAAGGGGCGGTTATTCGTACCTTCGTTGCTGGTGCTAGCGGTGCTCTCTACACATTCATCCCTGGTGAGCAAGTTGGTGGTGGAGTTTTCCTCCCCGCTAACAGCGGTATCGTGGGTAGGCCTCCTCTGCGTAATATCGAAGGTCTCCAGACCATCGGAACGTATGGGCCATTTGTGGTTGTAGAGGAAGAGTATATCCCGGCAAACTACATGGTGGCTTTGGCTTCTGGTGGTCTGGATAACCTTAACAACCCTGTAGGCATTCGTCAGCATGAGAATGCTTCTCTTAGGGGGCTGAGGTTGGTCAAGGGTCGTACTCCTGACTACCCGCTGATTGATTCCTTCTATCTGCACGGTATGGGAACTGGTGTTCGCCAACGCGGAGCAGGTGTTGTCATGGAAATTGGTACTGGTGGTACTTACACCATTCCTGCCGCATACGCATAAGGAGTAATAATATGAGTATGAAGATTGAGCAGGAGCGGATTGACTCTGGCGACCTTACAGAAGATGAAGTTATCTATCTTCAGGATAGAGGCTTACTACCGGCTCACGTGAAGCCTATTCAGCGAGACCCTTATACAGGTCAAGCTTATATGGATGAAGGTGACGGCTGGAGTGTAGTCAAAAACTTTACTTCTGAGCAGCTGAAGGAGTTCTACCGCCGTAAGAAAAAGGAAGAGGAAGAAGGACCTCCTCGTATCGGTGACAAGGGAGGTGTGGTAGAAGTCCGAGGTTATGGTACCGAGGGTATGGAACCTGAGGCAGATGACTATGACTCTTGGACTACTGAACAGCTCCGTGACTCACTCCGTGACCTTGAACTTAAGGTAGGTGGTAATAAGCAAGAGCTGATTGATCGACTCCGTCGATACGATAGCGACCAACTTACACCGGAGGACCGAGTATCGTGAACCAGACTCCCGCAGAACACCTCCGACTACTGTTAGGAGAAAGCATCCCAGCTGGCAAGACTGACGCTGATACCATGTTCAGCAATGAAGAGATAGTTGACTTTCTGGAAGTTGGACTGGGTGATGTCAGGGCATCAGCTTATTATGGCTGGCTTGCCAAGATGGGTAACTATGCTAACCTTGTAACAGTGAATGAGGGTAATGCTTTGCGGGAGTTGACGGAACTTCACAAAGCAGCACAGCGGATGGTTGAAAGATATGCCGGATACGCTATCACTCCTGGTAGAGGTAGAACGCAGATTGGTAACATCCGTCGAGAGAGAACACGCAGGTGAATGGAGCTTTAGATGGCTTGGTCAGAACAGCAAGTTAGAAACAGGTTAATGCGTAAGTACATTGACATGGACCCTATCACTGTTGTTCTGCGCCGTCCTATCTGGAGCATTACATCCGCGGGCGGTAGGGTTATCACTGGTGAGACGGTTCTTGAGGCACAGAAGTTTAGTTTTATGCCTTTTAAGCGCCGTCTCACCATTGAGCTTGCCAAGGCTAACTTAAAAACTGGTGAGGATGAAACATCGTTAATTGAGTATGTACTTATAGGGATACCAGGAGAATCTGACATAGCGAAAAATGATTACTTCCTATGGACGGATGAACTAGTGTTTCAACCAGGTAGATACGAGGTTAATTTCGTTCAAGCCAGACGACACGATCACTTACAAGCGGGAATCATCTATAGGGGCCCAGATGCCACGAATTGAGTGGGATTGGGGAGTAGATACTTTATGGGATGGGTTAGATAATTTCACTGAGAAAACTCGAGAAGCTTTAGTTAAGAAGGTTACAGAGTTTGCACCTAAATTAGCTGACTATGCTCAAGCAAATGCCCCTTGGGAAGATGTTACTGGGTCAGCTAGAGAAGGTTTGAATTCTTCTCCTATCATAACTGATACTTCTATGGGCGTTTCTTTATTCCACACCATGGACTATGGTATATGGTTAGAGATTCGCTGGGGTGCTCTCTATGCTATTATTTTGCCTACTATAGAGATACTAGGCCCTGAGCTCATGCAAGACTTAGGTGAAATCTTATCTGGAATTATATACTACGAGTAGGATATTAGAATGATCAGAACTTGGGTATATAGTAAGATGACCGGTCATGCTGCTTTGACTAACCTTGTAAGTACTCGTATCTATGAATCTAGCCGAGTGCAAGAAGTACCTACTAAACCGTATGTCATGTACAGATTTCTACCAACGGTTAGTGAGATTATGGGAGATGATGCTCCCAAGGTCTTTAACCAGTCGTTTCTGTTGTTTGTGCATGATGTACCTGGTGACTATCTCAGAATAGATCAGATACTTAAGATAGTTAAAGATCTATTCCATAATGCTGTAGATGCCCCTAGTGGAGTAAATATCTGCAAGTGGGTTGATCATAGTGAAGATCTAAAAGACCCAGACATGGGAACAATTACACGATACTCAAGATTCCGGATCTATTTTAAGGAAGTTGCATGAGAGTAAAATATAACTCACCCTCTCCTAACCATCGACGAGTTGTTCCAAATAGTAACCCTGATAGGGTTGAGGAGGACCCTGAAGATTGGGTGTGGGAGGCTAGTAACAACTTCATTGTGGAAATCCCCGATGCTCAGGCACGCAAGCTTATGGATGAGAATCTAGGGCAGTTCGTTGAAGCTGAGGAGGAACCAGAACCGGAAGCCGGTCGGTTGCAACAGAATCCAATGACTACTGGTCGACTCCGTGGTCCTGAGGGAACACAGGATACTTCTTCTAGCGCTGAGGAGTGGGTAGAGAAGGTCGACTCACCCGAAGGGTATGACTCATCACCCGAACCGTCTGGACGGAGGGCATCTGCTTCCCCTCGTTCACGGAATCCTTCAGCTTGATGATTCAATCAGTGAAGTGAACTCATAATGGACGGAAGTGGTGGGAATGACTGAATTGAGGTGCCCCAACAAACTACATGGAACCATGGAAAATGGGGTTATTGAAGTTCGGTGCGATAGCCGGTGGTGTGGGAAACGTCCAGGGGTTATTATTATCCATCGCTTCTCTGTTAATGGGGAATTAATAGAAACACTTAAGTTCAAGAATCCTCCACACCCAGCTCAGGGAAGGAAAAGAAATGGCTCTAACTGATCCCGTATTGCCTTTTGGCTTGAGGGATGTGAAACTTACACCAATTAACTCTGACGGTACCTTGGGTACTTCGGTTGATCTACCTGTCTCTCAGACTCTTAGTTTCTCTGAAGCTGAAGAGTATGAGGAACTCAGGGGCGATGATCGGCTGGTAGCAGTCCATGGTAAAGGTCCCGTAGTTGAGTGGGAACTTGAGGCAGGTGGTATTTCTCTCGAAGCTTGGAATGTTCTAAGCGGTGGAACTATCACTACTTCAGGTTCTGGTACTACTGAAGTAAAGGACTTCCTTAAGAAGATTACTGATACTAGGCAATACTTCCGTATTGAAGGTCAGTCTATCGCTGATGATGGTGGCGATGTTCACGTCATTATCTACAAGTGTAAGGCTGATGATACACTTGAAGGTGAGTTTGGTGACGGTGTCTTCTTTGTAACCAGTTGTTCTGGTCGAGGACTGGGCGATGTGAATGATAACCTCTATCGCATCACTTGGAATGAGACTCAGACGGCAATTCCTGCTACCTCTAACGAGATTCAGGAAATTATCTCTGACGCTACTGGTGGTACCTTCACTCTTACCTTTACCGGTCAAACTACTGGTGCCCTAGCTTATGACATTAGCAATGTTGCTCTGTTGGCAGCTCTCGAAGGTTTGTCCAACATTGCTCCTGGTGACGTGGCTATTACTGGTGGCCCAGGTGACTGGGTAGTTGAATTTAAGGGTGCGTATGCTGGTGTGAACGTTGCTCAGATGACTGCGAACGTTGCATCCCTTACTGGTGGTTCATTGACCATTCGTACTAACCACCAAGGTGGTTCATAATTTAAGTAGTATCCCTGAGCTCAAGATCGAGCGGGTGGGTTTTTATTCTCCTTTTCCCACCCGCTCTCCTTTAGGTCAGGTAGCAAACATAGGAGGCCTAGGAGCCCATGACAGTCAAAAAGAATACTGGTATTAGAAAAAATACTTCTAGGGTAACCCCTAAGAAGCCGATGGGTGTCCCAGCCGGACCGACTTCTGCTACACAGTGGAAGAAAAGTTCGGCTGCGGGCACCCCGATTCGTGTTCCTAGCGGTAACGTGGCTTTATTGAAAAGGCCTGGTATGCAGGTATTTTTAGCTCAAGGCATTATACCTAATAGTCTTATGAGCTTTGTAAATGATTCTTTGAAAACTGGTAAGCCTAAGACAGAAGATCTAGATCTGAATGCTCAAACCATGAAAGATCTAATGGCTCTTGTTGATGCTGTAACTGTTGAGTGTTGTTTGGAGCCTAAGGTACATCCAGTTCCATCAGATCCTAGGGGTAACCCTATGATTGAGCGGTCAAGAGATCCCGAGCTTCTGTACGTTGACGAGGTTGATGTAGAAGATAAGATGTTTATCTTTAACTATGCTGTCGGGGGTACTTCGGACGTAGATTCCTTTCGTAAGGAACTTACCATTACTATGGACAACTTATAGACAAGCTAAGAATTGGTCAGTTCGTCCTAGTGACATATTAGCTATTGAAGACCCCTATATAGCTTACTGTTTTGACGAAGCTTGCGGTCATTTCGGTATGACTGTTGAAGCTGAGATGGACTCTGTCAAGGGTAAGACAGATCAAGATATCAATCGCAAGAGATACCAAGTTTTAGCTAGAATGTTGAAATTGCCAGATAAAGATCGATTCCGTCCAATGAAACCGCCAAAAGTATAGAACGCTAGATATAGAGGGAGGTGAACTGCT